TGCGAGGGTCCTTCGGGACCCCGGGACGGTGCGGGTGTGCTGCGGTGGGCCTCTGTAGGGAGCGGCGTGAATTACGATATCGTCACCTAGAATACTATAACGTGAATCCCAAGATTTCTCTTTGGATACATATTGTAGTACTCTATGATGACAAATGGTAAATACAGCCCATGAAGAATAGGCTCCCATCGGTTGACCAACCTTGTAAAAGATTGGTTTTCCTTCAGGAGTTATTACTTCATGGTTTACCATAATATCGTACCAAGCTATTGCTTTTTCCTTACCAAGGTATTCAGAAAGGAATCCAGCTTGTAGAAGAGCTGGAAACCGATCTGTTGCCCTTGTTAGGTCAAAACAATAGTGAGGTCCGTTCCTTAGGAGTCCTTTTGATTGTTCAAATGTACAATCATTTGGGATTTTCCGAAGGATACGGAAAATCACGTCATGTAGAGGTTTAAGACAAGTCTGACTCCAATAATCAAACATACAAATAACCCGAAGTTTTCCTTCAGGATCTTTGATATGTCTGATTTTTCGAAGCCAGCTTGTTTTAATAGCGAAATGTTTTCGCCATTCTTCTACATGAAAAGGACTTAGGCGATCTAGTAGCCCTATCATTTTAATTTTCAGAGCTTCTCCACCTAGAATATAGATGGACTCCCGAAGACATTCTGGGAGTAGCAGAAGTTCTGGAATCGATGATAGAACTGCTGGACCGTTAGGTCCTTTACTGTAACTGGTATGATATGATGTTCAAGGTCCAATCCGGAAATTAACCCCTTTTGACTTCATCACTTTAGCCAGGTCTTGGCCCTTTGAGAAAAGGTCAAGAGTGGTTGATGATGGTGAAGTCACAGGGGTATAATCTCTCTCTTTAGGCCACCACTTGATTGTTCGAGATAGGGAAAGAAGCGTCATTACGACGATAATTCTTTTCTTATCTTTAGCAATAAGTAGTCGCATTAGAGGTAGGATTGTTGGGAGACCATGTGAATTTGTCTTCACGGACTTGTTCACAATGGGACTTCCAGCAAGGTACCGAACGAGCATTAGGCGAATTAGCTTAATTCGTTTAATAGTTCATTCGGGACCATGCACTTTGAGCATCACGTCGAACCGTCTCAGGAACCGGGGAATGTCAACATTTTTTTGAAATGATGTTATTCCACCGGCATGTTTGTAGACCCAACCGACAATTTGTTGTCGCAGTTGAAGAAATTTAATTGTAACAATAAATTAGAAGTTGCGTTTACAACGGCGGAGCCTAGCTCAAGGCCGTTGAGCTTGGTTTTCAGGGACGATTAAAATTCTACTTTTCGAGCCTGTCCATTTTGTCGTCAGGTTTGGGGTGTTAGCCCTCCTAACGCTCTAGTCTACGACAACTAAAGTGGCGGGTTCTCAAGAGTTGGAATTTTAATCTCCTTACGCCCCTGAACGGTGCTAACCG